TATTCCAGAAAATCGTGTTTGTATAATTCCTAATAGCAAAAAAATTGGAATTCACATATGTCCGGGGTCCGATGAATATATGTATATTTAGAGCAACGCGTATTTTAAGTGCCGACTTTGTTAGTCTTTATAAACTTTCAAAGTTCTTCTTTTGGTATATTTCTTTACAAGATATTTATTTTTATACCCTCGCATCTATGTATATTAGAGTGTATTTGAATTACTTTATTATTTCCATTGTTAATTACAGAAACTAATCTACATGAACCTGATGCAAATAATTTAATCATTATATATTATATTATTACACAAAAAGTGTATAATTTCATTATTTATAAAATTCAAACTTCATACAGTATTCAGATTAGCATAAAACAGTAGGTTACTGGATTTTACTCTTTTCAAAAAAATATAAAATAACGAAAAGATATTAACTACAAAGTCAATGTGTTAAAAAAAAGAATTCTGGTTGAAATGAATGAGGGGGTACGCCAAACGCAGTAGGCAGAGGGGATGTGTAGCATACCCGGTTCCCCCTAACATTAATTTATTTTTTGCGTTATTCTAAATAAATATATATATATATATATATAACAATAATATACTAGAATTATAACTATAATTAGAAATGCTATACATATATGGAGATAGTCACGCAAGATTTAGTTTTATGAATTTAAGCATACCATTTTATGACTATTGTCAATATTCTATAACGATGCATCGCATTGGAAGAGATAATCAAATCGTAAATTTTAATCACGAAAAACACGATTGGAATAGTGTAGTTTGTTTAGTTTATGGCGAAGTTGATTGTAGATGTCATATTCAAAGACAAATAGATTTAGGTAGAAATGAAAACGATATTATAGATGAACTTGTAGAAAACTATTTTAATACAATTAAAAATAATGTGACAGTATGCAAAAAAATTATAATAGTCGGTATAATTCCTCCAACAAAACAAGAGGATTATGAAAGTGTGTGGGGATCTATTCCAGATGACCATCCATATCCATTTGTAGGCAGGGACGAAGAGAGAGTTAGATACACAACTAAAATGAACAGTGTTATACAAGAGCATTGCATAACAGACAACTATGTATATTTTGACCCGTATCAATACTATACTAGAGAAGATGGGACATTTAAATATGAGTGCTCTGATACAACAGTGCATTTGAGAGACAACGTTTATTTTTTAGAAAAATTTGTAGAGCTTTATAATTCGCTGTAAAAAAATAACAAACAAGTTTAGTGTATAAATTTATAATATAAACTCTATTATAAATTAATAAGGAACCATGATCACATTTTCAAATTTGGGAAGACATGGTAGATTGGGAAATGCTATGTTTCAATATGCAGCTATAAAGTCGCTTGCACACAAATTAGGATGTGTTGCAAAAATACCTCCGAATCTTTGCGAAAGAACTCATCATGGACAAAAATGTCTTCTCACCAACTTCAACATTCAATGTGATGTTTACGAAGAGCACGAGTTAGAAAACTTCACTACACGTCATGAAAACTGTGACGGGGGACAATACAATCCGGAGTTTTGGAATTTCAAAGAAAATACCAATTTAATAGGACATTTTGAAAGCGGATTTTATTTTGAACCCATTAAAGAACAAATTATAAAAGAGTTTCAACTGAACCCCGCATTAGACGACTATGCGGAAAACTATATTTCAAATATTAAAAATAATTATAACAACTGCACTATTATCGCTTTACATTTTAGAAGAGGAGACTTTAAAGATATATTATTACTTCAAGTATTTTGTCAAGAAGAATGGAATTCTTTGTATACGACTAAGGCGATCAAGGAATTTGATGATATACCAAACAAAGTTTTTTTAATATTTACAGGAGGATCAACTTCTGAAAATAATAACAATAATGACGACATGGAATGGTGCAAATCCTTTGTAAAAGGAGATAATATTTTGTATTGCACGGAAAATGACACAATTCGCGATTTTTCTATAATGACCAAATGTGATCATTTAATTACAAATACCATGTCGTCTATGGCCTGGTGGTCTGGTTATTTGAATAAAAATCGCAATAAAAAAATAGTCGTTCCAGATTTAGATTACAAAAGTAAAGAGACTTATTGGCCAAAAGATTTTACAAGAGTGTCTATTTGAATATTATTTTATATATTAAGTTCATGACAATTTATTTCCATTTCGTCGCGATTTGTTTCATAAATATAATTAAATTCAAACATTTTCCAGTTTACACCTATATCGTATAAATAAACAGATACTGCACTTTCATAAATAATATAAACATTTCCATTTTTTTGTTTGTTTTTTTTTCAAATAGTAGTTGTATGCATTACAAATGCATTCCAATTTTCCATCGTGCTTCTGGATAAATATAATCGTAACAAGGATCATTCCAGTTTTCCGGGATAATTTCTTTCAACCGGTCTATAAGTTCATCATAACTGGGTTCCCATCCTCTAGATTCTCTTTTTGTGCATATTTTGTCTAAAGCAGAACCAAAATCTAAGTATATGTTATTTGGAAAAAGTTTAGATAGCTCGCAAATTAATACCTTTGCTCCCATTCCAGCACAAGTCATAATTATAAATTTTTCATTTTCGTAAGATTCAATGATTTCTTTTATTTGTCCCAACAAAGAATCAAATTGTGTATCAAACCAGTTATTGAATGGAACGTGTATCACATGATCTATATCAAATAATATTTTTGATTTTACAAGAAGCTCATTGCAAACAATTATTTTTTTCATAGGAGACTCTTTAATTGTTTTGTATAGTTGAACTTTATCTTCAACGCTTTCATCATTCAAAATAAGACTGTGATACTTTGCCCATTTTACAGGCTGTTCTACAAGACCTTCCCAAAAAATATATTGCGTGCTACTTTCCCATAACCCAATATAGGAATTTTCTGCTTTATCAATCATATATTTGAAAGAATTTATAAGACCATCTTTTTTTTTAGCGGTATAATTATCATCGTCACAGTTATGACCATCATACGAATGTACACAAAAAAATTCTCCATCTCCATATTTTGAAAAAGAAATGGGTGTTTTATTTTTTATGGATTCACTAATAAGAGATGAAATTTCCATAAATATAATATAACTATCCATAATAATATCTATAAACTTGACGCAAATTTTTTCAAGAAAAAGTGTATAATTTCATTATTTATAAAATTCAAATTTCATATAGTCAATATATTTAATTCATTCAGGTGAGATATTAATTTTATTTTTTCGTTATTCTAAATAAATATATATAGCGATAATATACTAGAATTATAACTATAATTAGAAATGCTATACATATATGGAGATAGTCACGCAAGATAATTTAATCATTATACATTATTAGATAATAAAAATTATGTTATAATGCACGAAAAACTTAATTTAGTAAATTTACAAATCTTCTTCAAATAAGTAAATTCCTATTTTATTTCGTTTTTCTTGATAAAAAAATATGCATGTTTTAATGCGTTTATTCAAATTTTATAAAATATAAATAACTACTATAATGGAATATACAAATTCCCCTTACAAAGAAATTCCAAGCGAATTAATTTCATCTTACACATTTGATAATGTAGTGCCAATATTGGATTGGTATTTTGATGGAACAAACGATTTAGTAAAATCTGTTTGGACAGACGAATATATAAATGAGTTTAAATTAAACTATACATCTATAAATATATATGGAAATACATTATCACCAGAAGAATGTTATGGTAGAGCCTCTTCTATGTTATTGAAAGCTTTTGAGACGCATAATATTAAAAATAAAAAAGTTGCTGTGATTGGATCTATTAGCCCATGGATTGAAGCCATACTACTAAATCTTGATAACGAGATTATAACGGTTGAATATAATATTCCAGAAAATAAAACAACTCAACTACAGGTAGTTAGTTATTGGGATTTTCAAAAAACGCAAAATATGTATGATTGTATAGTGACATACTCGTCAATAGAACATTCAGGACTTGGTAGATATGGTGATCCCTTGGATCCAAATGGAGATATCAAAACAATGGATGATATACATAATAACTTGAATGAAAATGGGTTACTTATTTGGGGTGGACCAGTTGGTTCTGATGCATTGGTCTGGAATGCACACAGAGTTTACGGTAGAATAAGACTGCCTTTATTGTTTTCAAAATTTGAAGAGATGGAGTGGATTGGATATAATAAAGATGAATTATTGAATAAGTCTTTGGATAAGTGTGCGTGTCAACCGGTTATAGTATTGAAGAAAAAATAAATAAATAATGTATTAAACTTTCATTCAATAATATTGGTTTACAATAGCAGGGAACCGTAGGTTCCCCTGCGACCCCTCCTTAATCCCAACCAGAATGTTTTTTTTAAAAACACACTTACTTTCCAGTAAATTTATTTTTTTTATTTTGTGATTTTTAAAGAGATTAAAATCCAGTAACCTACCGTTTTAAGCTAGTTTACAAGTAGATATATTTTATACAAATTATCATTTAAAAATAACGATTTAAATAATAATTTAAGTAATAAATTAAACAACTATATTATGCAAGTCCAATTGAATAAATTCAACGAGAATTATACAATAGATGAATGTTCGTTTCATAGATATGAAAATGTAACAAGCTACAATTATGCAATATGTCAATCCATTTTGGAGATAAATATTCAAGAAATATGCGATTTACAGCATGGAGAAAAAGAAAAAAACGTTTATTTTGTATTTGATTGTCCCGGTAAAGACGCATTTAGTCATTGGATAACAGAAAGTTTTATATTTTATCCTATTTATTTGAAACTGAAAGAGAGTTATCCCAATATAAAAATAGTAACAACAAACACAAAAAAATACGTGAAAAATATATTCAATTTTTTCAATATAGAAAGTGAAATTGTTTATGAAATAGAAGCCAAGCCAAATATTTGTTTTTTTCCTCCTGTAGTCTCATTAAACGATTTAGATGATAGCAATAAAGATTTGTTTGAAAAATTTTTATACGATTATATGGAACATGCAACAAGTATTTTAAGAGAGTATAACTTTCGCGAAAATAAAATATTATTTTTGCCAAGAAATAGTGTTGATAATTATGCGGGAAATGAACGAATTATACATGGAACTGACGATATTGAAAAAAACATTATTGAAATTGGAGGAACAGTGTTGAATACATACCAGATAAATAATATATATTTGCAATTATCTATCGTAAATTCAAGTAACATTATAATTCTTGATTATGGATCGTCGTTTTTTTTCAACTGTTTGTTTTTGAAAAACAAAAAAATTATTGTATTAGATAACTACAACGCAGCCAATGGACAATTGAATGGGTTTTTATCGTTGCAAATTATATATCAACAAATTTGTAAACATAATAAAGTTATTTTTATACATCCAAAACACGATAACATTATCACTTATGCAGATATAGTTGATTCATTGTAAAAATATTGTAGATTTTTACAAATTAACTTAATTATATAAAAAATACAAAAATATTATATATTGCACATTAAATCATATTAAATACATTATCTGTGTTGTATTTAATATGATTGTTATTATTCCTTTGGGGGGAGTTGGAGAAAGATTTAAAAAAAATGGTCGGGTGAATTAGTAGATATAGAATATATAACATAACAAATCAATTATACAAATTGAAAGAAGATTTGAAAATAAATGTAACTATAAATATAAACTCTTTTGTGTATGATTCGTATAAATTTATAGACTATTCTAGAAAGTTTAATTTTAATTTTAAAAATAAACACGACCTGTATCCTCATAGAATATTATCTTTGCACTACAATATTTCCGAATTATCAAAATGTATTTTGGATTCTAAAAAAGATTATGATTTTGTAGTATTAACAAGATACGATATCTTATCAGAAATAATAAATTTGAATGATACAAGTAGATTTAAAGAAAAAAATGTTATATTTATATGGAGGGATGCAAATGATTGCACAACAGCAGAAGATAGACTAATAGTGTCTTCAATTCTAGGATTAGAGAAATTATCTTTCTTATATGATGATTATGAAAAATTATCAATAACAGAAGATGATCAGTATCCAGAAAAAATTTTAGGCATGCAATTGAATCTATATAATGATTTAATTAAAAAAGAACAAAATATTCACATGAATTTATCACCTTATAAAGATTTAAAATATTCAAAGGAAGTAGATATTAAATCTTTTGAATTACTTGATAGTTATAACTTTTCTAGATAGTTTGAAAGAAAAATTTACTATTTATCTTTATTATTATTAGTATCATTGTTATCACTTGGTTCCATAATATGATTGCGTCAAAATTATAAATTAATATTCATTATTTTATTTATATACAAAATAAAGCAAAGATGAAATTAGCCATTTTATTTTCAGGAAGAATTTTCAAATATGCGGAACATTACAATAACATACTAGACGCATTTGGTAGAGAAAATGAATTTGATTTTTTTCTCTCACATGATCCCGCTCTAAACGAGGATTTAACACCTTTT